TTTAATCAACCAATAAATTATTTACCAACTTCTATAAAAAATTTGTCATTTGGTCATGATTTTAATCAACCAATAAATTATTTGCCAACTTCTATAATAAATTTGACATTAGGTTACTTATTTAATCAACCAATAAATAATTTACCAAATTCAATAATATATTTAACATTAGGTGAAAATTTTAATCAACCAATAAATAATTTACCAAACTCAATAACACATTTATCATTAGGTTCTTGTTTTAATCAATCAATAAATTTATTACCAAATTTAATCCAATATTTAATATTAGGTAGGGAATTTAATCAACCAATAGATTGTTTACCAAATTTAATTCAATATTTAACATTTGGTAAAAAATTTAATCAACCAATAAATTTTTTATCAAATTCAATAATATATTTAACATTAGGTGATTGTTTTAATCAATCATTAGATTATTTACCTAATTCAATCCAATATTTAACATTAGGTTGTAATTTTAATCAATCAATAAATAATTTTCCATTATTATTAAAAGAAATTAAAATATCATCTAATAATAAAATAATTAATAAAATTAAAAAATTAATAAAAAATAAAGTTTTCAAATGTAAAATATTAGAATATGATTTTACATAATTTTACTAACATTAAATTATATTTAAAAATAGAAAATAAACATAGTTTTTATATTTGCATTATTATAATTTAATTATGAAACTTTATAAATATTCAATAAAATGTTGTTTGATTATTATATATTTACACCTTTTCACATTTTAAACGCCAATTATTTTAAAATTTTTTTATTATATTTCAGGAAATATAATAAAAATTAAAAGAAAATATAAAAAAGTAATAAAAGATATTCCAAAAGAAAAATATGAAAATATATTTAAGGGACTATATAATAGAACACAAAAAGTAAAAAATTACTTAGCTTAAAAATGGCATTTTAAATATGCAAAGGTGTAAATAATTTAATCTTCTTTTTTTATAAATTCCAAATTATTAATTAAATCATGTATATTTTTTTTATTTTTAAATTTAAATTTAATTTTAAGTTCAAATTCAGAATTAAAATAAATATCTAAATATTTTTTAGAATAGATTTCATATTCAGTAATAAATATTTTTTTATTCTTTTTAAATACATTTATAAAATTTAAATATTCAGTATTAAGAAATTCATTATTTTTATTATTTATTATTTTATAAAAATGTAAAAAAATGTTTAAAATTTTATTATAAATATTTATTGAATTATAATACATAAAAAAGTCTACTGATAATTCTTTTGCAAGTAATTTAAATTCATCAATTATTAATTTATTATTATTTTTATAAATTAAATTAAATATTTTTAGAATAATATTATTTAGTGATATTTTATCAAATAAAATAGTAAAATCTGTAATAAATTTATTAATATTAATTAAATCTTTAAATTTGTAATTAGTAAAAAATAAATTAATTTTATTTGTTAAAATATTAATATTAAATAAATAAATTAATATAATTAAAAAATCATCTTGATCAATATAATTTAATTTGCCTAAAATATCAATAAAATTATATAATGTTAAAAATAATTTAAAATCATTATTATCAATTTTATTTTTTTTTTTTAGTATTATTATATTTATAATAATATCATTAATTTCTTCATTAAAAAAATCTATTATTAAATCAATATCAAGCAATATATTTTTAATTAATTTTTTTTTATAAATTAAATAATCTGTTGAATAATATAAATTTTTATTAGATATATATATACATTTTATTTCACAATATATATTATTTGAATTATTTGAATTATTATTATTTGTTAATAAATTATTTTTACTCATGGAACTTTATTTAATATTATATATTAAAATAAACTTTTTTACTTATTGTTAAAATATTCTATTAAATTTTGAATTATATCCAAATCATATTGTTCTAAATTTGTATTTATTTGCATATTTTTATTAATATTTATTTTATTATTTATTTTTTTAGTATTAATATTTAATATTTTTTTAGTTGTTTTATCATTTAATATTTTTTTTGTTTTATTATTTAATATTTTTTTATTAGTTTTTATATTTATATTATTAGTTTTATTATTACTATTTATTTTTTTTTCAATATTAAAATTATTCTCAATATTATTTTTGTTTGCATTAAATAATTCATTTAATTCATTTTGACAAATATCAAAATAATAATTATTTATTTTTAAATCTTTATCTGAAACTTCAGACATTTTTTTTTTAATATTGTTAATATTCATTAATTATAATAAATAACAATAAATTATTTTTATAAAATATTGATAATAAATATTGATAATAAATATTGATAAAAATTGATTTTATTTAAATATATAAAGTCTATATAGATATATATATATAATACTTTAATATTATAAATATGAACAATCAATTTATTAATATTAATAGTAAACAATATAGAGGTGAAGGTTTTATAACTATATCAAAATATAATAATTATGGGGATATAATATATATTGCAGATAAAGATAGTAAAATAATAACATCAATAGAAACACAAAATTATACATTAATTAGAATATTTAGTGGTCATAATGGTATAGTATGGAGTTTAGACTTATCAACTAATGACAAAATCATGATATCAGCATCAGGAGATTTAACAATATGTTTTTGGGATACTCAAACAGGAAATAAAATATTTCAATCAAATGAAAATTGTATTCCAAAATATGTATGTACACAAAAAAATCTAAATACTAATTATGTTGGAATAATTTGTGAAGCATTAACAAAAAAAACTTTAACATATATTTCAATATATGATTTAGATGAAATAAATAAATTAAATTTTTTAGAAAAAACAAGATTATACTGGGTTTTAACATCAAAACCAACTTCATTATTGTGGTTAAATGAACACATTTTAATAGTAGGATGTAATGATGGAAAAATAATTTTAAAAGATATAAATGTTATAAATGGAACTACAGATAAAGAATATTTATTTCATAATGATTCAATTAAATCTATTGTTTGGAATAAAAATAAAACAGAAATATTAACAGGTTCATTAGATTGTACATCAAAACAAATTAATATTAGTAATTGGGAAGTAAAAAGTACTTATAAATCATCAGTTCCAATAAATTGGGCATGTTGGAATAATAATGATAAAAAAGTTTTAATAGGTGGTGGTATTGAAGCAATGAATGTTGCAAAATCATCAAATAATGATTTAAATTTAAAAATATTTAGATGTTCAGATCAAAAATTAATAAATCAAATAAATAGTCATTTTGGTCCAATAAGATATATTGATAAATCACCATTAAATAAAAATTTTATAACCGCAAGTCAAGATGGTACAGTGAAAATTTATTTTATTAATGATGAAAATACAAATACTAATATAACAAATGATGATAATAATATAAAAAAAAATATTAATAAATTCTGTTTAGATAAAAATAAAATTTTAAGTGATGAAATAAATAAATTAGAAAATGTTAATGCAAAAATAAAAATAATTGATATTAAAGAAAAAAAATGGATTCCAGGAATGCCAAAATCATCTGATAATAAAAATATAAATGATAATTTTTATGATATTAAAAGTGATTTAAAATCAAATTTGTCAAATCCAAATTTATACAAAAGTAATTCTAATAATAATTTGTATCAAACACAAAATTCAACAATTAGAATTACAAATTTACCATATTATATACAAAAAAAAGAATTAGCAGATATATTTGATTTATATGGTAGAATTATAGAAAAGAATGGCATAAAAATAATAAAATATGATAATACTACTATAGCATTTATTACATATGTTAATCATGATTCTGCTATAAAAGCTATTGAAAATTTACATCGTATGGTAATTGAACATTATATTATTGGTGTTGAATTAGCAGAATCAAAATAAATCAATTAAAATTTTCACTTTACATTAATAATCTTAATTAATTTATTGACTTTATCTTGAATAAATTTATAATAATATTTTATTATTTTATTATTTTATTATACTAACCAGAAAGAAAAATGAGACAAAACACAATTATGATTTATATATTTTATAATTATGTTTCAAGTAATTTATTAAACCAAAGGTAGCTCCGCTTAAATGTTCTTTTGTGATTTTTCTTTTAATTTTTGTATAGTATATTTAACTTATTCTTTTGTTATTTTATAAGATACATGCTTTCTATTTAATCTTTTAATTTCTTCTAACTTATCTTTTAATCCATCTTTTTAAACTTCTTTCAGAACACTTAAATATATCACAAGTTTTAGTATAATTCGTATTATTTTCTAAATAATATTTAACAGCAGTAATTTTATAATCTTCACTTTTATGTCTAGACATTTAATATATAATTATTTATATATTAAAAAAATCGGCATTTTAAATCTTCAAGGATGTAAACTGACTAAAAAATTTCTTAATAGAATTGGTTTCAGGATGATAAAAAATCGTATATAGCAAATGATTATTTTCATTTTCTATTGTTTCTCTTATTATTTTTAATTTATGTATTACTGCATTATCCATTATTACCAAATAATTTTTATATTTTGTATCTATGAATTTATCATAAAATTCTAATATATATGCTGTTTTCACACAACTTTTCTTTTACAATATAATTTTCAACCTATTACTTTATCAAAAAAGTAAAGAGAAAATGAAAAACAAGAAAAAACCATCAAAAATATAAAGTATTATTTTATATTATTTTTTTTTTAGGGGATAGTCAACTGAAACATTATCAGAACATTTAATAACATTGGATTTAATATTATATTTTTTTTTTTAGGGGGATAGTCAACTGAAACATTATCAGAACATTTAATAACATTGGGTTTAATATTATATTTTTCAGAACAATATAAGCAATTACTATTATAACAATTTTTATAAAATTTATTTCTTTTATCATCATAACAACAACAACAATAATAAGTTTTATCTATTATATTAAAATAGACAATATCCCAAGGTTCATTTAATTTTCTATTACATTTATTACATTTTTAAAATGAATAAATACATTTTATACATAATTCATATGTTACTTCTATAAATAAGTTAGTGTCAATTACTATTACAAAAGGGTCATTATATTCATTATATGTATCTTTACATAATACACAGCAAAGTTCTTGTGTATCCCAATCAAACATAAACTTTTCATTTTCACTACTAAACTTGTAATAATTTTCTGTCATTTTATTTATATTTTTAATTTCTATAATAAATTTATTTCAATTTTTATTATTTAGGAAAATATTATAATTGCCGTAAAATGTGAGATAAGCCAAAGATTTTCTACAATAGAAAATGAATAGGTGCTTTTACACCACCAGAATAAAAGAATTATAAAATAATTTTATTTTTTAAGTTTGACACATTTTTCTGGACTGTGTAATATTTTTATTAAATAAAAATTGTAAATTATAATTATTAGTTGATATAATATTTTATATAAATTTATTTTGATTTTTTACAATATATGTAAATTAAGAAAAGCATATAAAATATTATATTTATAATAATAAGTATATTAGAAACATTAAAGTACATTAAAAAATTAATAATATTTTTTATATAAAATTAATATTAATTTTTATAATATTTACCTTTGACAGTATTACTTTTTTAAACATTAAAGAGTATATTTATCTAATAAATATGATCTTAATTTTATTTAATTTATTTAATAATTTAAATATATAAATATATTGGGAAAAAACGGATAATTTTTTTTAAGCAACTATTAATATCTCTCTTTTTTTTAATTTAAGTTTATAAATTTAAATTACAAAGTTTATTAATGATAGATATATTAATTGTTTAAAGTTTTCGGATTTTTTTTCATATACTATTTCTAGTCTTCTATTTTTTTTTATTTTTAAAAATGTATTTTATATTTTTATTTTTAATTTATATAATTTTTTTTCTTCATTTGTGAATACTTTGATTTTATTTTATTTTGGTCTCTTATATTTCTTTTATTTTGAGGTATTAAAATCTTATTAAAAATACCATTTAATTTATTTCTTATGATACTTGAATCATAACCTGCATCTGCCATAAAAATACTATTA